TTAAAGATGTTTTATACGTTATGTTTGATGTCTTTACATTAATTGGCAAAACCTGTTCTTCTGTATCTGTTATATTAGTAACCCAAACTTTTTCAGACAATAATAACTGTTTAAAAACCTCATTATATTCCTCGCTTAAATACCCACTACTCAAGGTGATTGATTCGTTACCACTTAAATTAAAATCTCTATTTACGTGTGTACTTCTATCATACCCAAAACTACTATCTAATATATTGGCTTTGTAGTTTTCCTTTTTTATATTCATTTTCTCAACTGACTTCTTAAAGAAATACATATCCTGTAACGCCCCAAACTTATTAATAAAGGTTACCTTTTTAGGTGTGTATTTACACTCCTCTAAAACCTTAACATTTATTATTTCTGGATTTGTTGTATAACTATCAACTATAATTTTATCAACCTCTCCGTAATCAAATTGATTAAAAAAATTACTTATACATATATTAGATTCATAAGAACCACCATCATCAATAACTCTTTCTATAAAAGTATCTTCATCAGATTCTCCATTTACAGTAGCATATTTTATTTGATTTGCCACAACACTATCAGCGGTATATGTTTGCGTTCCTACAACATTTCCATTTCTAATAAAAGTTACTGTTGGAGATTTGGCAGTGTTTATTGGCACTCTTACAAGGCTACCATTTAATCCGAAAATTACTCTATTCGATATCATTACAGGATTATCTATAACATCAAAACCACTTTCCTCAAAGTAAGAATAACTATCATAAGCAATTTCTCCATCATAAATACTGTCGGTAGTACTTGAGCCATCAGATTCAAACTCCTCTACATCTACACTTACTTTTATCGCTTGACTAGTGTAATCTCCGTTAAAATTTATTTCTAAGTAATCCCTTACCAATTCGCTTATTTCAATCTTACCAGCATTGAAGTTTGAATTGTAGTTTTTTCTTATAGTGTATTGTGGTGTAGCTGGTTGTGTAACTTCATAAATATATATCTCATATACATTGTAACCATCAACGGAAATTGTATTCCCTATAAATATTGGACTTCTTAAATTAATTGCCATTGCTTATTATTTATTATTTATACTGCTTTCAAGTAGTGTTTCTATATCTAATTTATACGCCTCTATTATTTTGTCATCTAAGTTTGTGAATGCTTTTTCAAATGGCTTAGTAAAAAATAAACTTGGTTTAATACCTTTCCTTTTTACGCTTTTTGCTATTACAATACCTATACTTTTATAGTTGCCTTTTTTAAATCTACCCTTCTCATCTCTTAACCTTATATTCCTAGTCTTTGCCCATTTAGCAAAAACCCCAGTATGATATTCCATACCCACAACGTTAGAACTTTGTTTGTAAGAGAACTTAGTATTGTATTTTTTTTCTGTACCACTTACACCCTTGTCTTGAAACACACCATAGTCCTCCATTAAGAAACTTAATTGAAAACTATTTTTACTAACCTTAACAACACCCTCCAGACTATTATACAACTCTTTTGAGGTATTCTTTTTTCCTCTTGTTAGATTAGCCCTTGATTGTGTTACAACATACTTAGCAAACCTATTTAACTCATCTTTTACATTATTTAACATATAGATATATCATTTTCTACAAGTACGTCAAAACTTAAAGACCAGCCAGCAATCTCATTTTCAAACCTATCATAAAAAGGCTCAAAAGTTGGTGTCCCATCTAACTGATATTTATTTGTATGTAAATCACCACCTCTTAAAACCTGTACCAGTTTATTAAGTACCGCCAATTGTGTATTTAAAATATCCTGCTCATTATTGTTACCTATAAAAATATCCTCTGTTTGCTCTTTTGATACATTTACTATATCCATAGCTAAAATAGATAGGCTAAACCTCAACACATTATCCTCATTGTTTACGTTCCCAATTATCATATGTGATAAAGGAAATATAGTTTGCTTTGATAAATCTATATTAGTAATATCCCCAGTTGTAACGCTTTTAACGTTTGGGTCTGTTAATAGTTGGTCTTTTATTGCTTGTGTAACTTGATAAAATCCTTGCATCTTAAAATTTGCTTTTTATTTGTTGTGCCTCAACCTCTGCTTTTTCCTTCATAAACGTTAGCATAGTTAAGCACTGGTGTATATTTAATTTAGTGATATTTTCAAATTTTGTAATATCTCCGTTAGCGAGTCCGTAAATTGATTGATACCAACCCCACTTTGCTCCGAAGTTTGCACTCCTTGAAGTCCCTCCTCCGTTTGACTTTGTGAATAGTTCATCGTATGAATCGACAACTCTATCCCTAAATTGTGCAAAAAAAAAATTGAACTTATAACTGCGTCTAAAGGCATTTGCTTTAAGTCATCAGAACCCTCAACCATATAGTCCTCAATAGAATATTTGTTTGCTTTCTTAATCTTTACAGGTCTGAACAATACATTCATTGCCACCTGCATAGTTTCCCAATTGGTTATATTGTTATCTAAATCAATATACTCCCCTAAACTCATTTCGTCTAAATCTGGAATAAAACCATACTCAACACCATTCAATTCAAAGAATGTTCTTTGCTTTGGTTTCTCCTGCAACATTTCTGTTATTATATCAGTGATTGCCCTTACACTACTAACTTTTAATTTGTAACTATCTGACAAAGGTATTCCGCAGAATATCTCAATCATTTTAGCATCTAAGAAATTTCCATCTGGATTCTCTTCTGCTATCTTTAAAAACTTCTGGTATTGTCCTAAAGTTATTTCACTTAATGATGTTGGTACGTTTATCTCAATCTTCATAATTATATAATAAAATTTTTAAGCTATTTTATTTTGAAACCTATCTTATATTATAAATTCCCTTGTTTGGTCTTTTTAATTGGCTTGTTATTGCGTATCTGCAAGCATCAATACAATGGTTAAAGTTATCTATTGGTTTATTAATAGTGTTACCCTCCCTATCCTTTGCCCAAGTGTAAGACTGTAATTCCTTCTTTAAATTATCACTCCTTTTTGTAACAAATATTTTATTCTGGTTCATTAAATTAATACCGTAAACAATACTGTCTTTTCCTTTTGAACAAGGAATTACCCTATGTCCGTAAGTCTTTAATTCTGCTATTGATTTAGGCTCTGCACTATCTGCATAAATAACATCTCTTATGTCGTGTTGTTTGAATAAATTTGATATATCACTATTTAGTAGTTTCTTCTGGTAAATAACCTCATCAAAAATATAAGTATCATTGTATTTATATAAACCTATTAATGTAGTTGGGTCATTACTATACCCAAAGTCCATTCCGTAACACAACAAACGTGCATCAGCTGGTAGATTAATCTCATTCCAATCTGGAATACATACACCTTCTAAAGAACCTACTTGACCAAGTCCATAAACCTTCCACCAGTTTGCCCAATATTCTGATGTCTTTGCTTTTTCTTTTGCACTTTCTATATCCGCTACGATAGTGTCTGGGAGTGCTTCATTATCCAAATAAGTAAGTGTTATAAATTCAGCATCATCTTGACCAACAACTTCAGTATGTGCCCAGAAATTAGCAGTAGGATTGAAGTCAATCCATATATCTCCGCTTGTCCTTATTGATAATTGATTGTAAGCCTCAAAGGGTACGTTATTAGCCTCATTTACATACAGTGTGTTCCTTCTTGCACCTCTAAGTTTATCTGGTTGCTCAACACTAAAAAATTCAATATAAGAACCATTTGAAAAAGTATATTTTAAACTTGACCTATTCCATTGATTGTCCCTATACCTACCTGTCATTATCATTATCTTCAAAAAGTCTTTCATTGCACCCCTTCTAAGGTGTGGGATACTTTCAGATACAACACTACACTCCAGCATAGGATTTCTTATTGCTCTGTCAATTAAGATTGGCAATATACCAAAAGTCTTACCTGCTGATGTTCCCCCTTGAATTACTTTTTTCCTTTTTGTAAGGGAATGCAATTTCCTTATTGCGGTTGTAGTTTGAAACATTTATAAGTCAAATAGAGGTTGCTCAGCGTTTATAGTGATGTCTTTTGTTTCTTTTGGTTTACCATACATATACTGCATATACAAATTTAAGGCTTTAAAGTCACCCTCATCAATCATTAACTTCAATTTGATTATCACTTCATCTTTATCTATATGCTCGTTTAAACGCTCTATAAGTTGCATCTCCTCTGACTTAGACTTTCTACCAGCACCCTCTCTTTTACCTCCTCTTTTACTTTCCATAGTTTGAAAAAATTTGAATATTCATATACTTATATAATAAAAAAAACCAATGCTTTTACACACTGGTTTAATATTAAATTAGTTTTTCGTTTAGTTCAGTTATCCACTGCCTTATCAATTTTTTGTTACAAGTACAGAACTCATTGTATTTGTGATTGAAGTATTTTGCGTGTAACCTACAAAGAACCCTAAAATCTTTTCTGTCAATTGTTCTGGTTATTCTTGCTTTAACCTCCGACCATTCCTGTACGTCTTTGCTATCTATTACCATAACTCAATCTTATTTAGTTTTTGCTTTCGTTTGTAGCACCCACAATTGTTTTTAAATACTTTATCAACAAACCATTTGATACCGGTGTATCTTGTAATCAATTCAATTAAATCTCCTAGTTTCATTTTAAATATCTTTTAATAATTCTTTAATAATTAAATAACCAACAAACGATGCTAGTATTGTTGCTGCTAATGATATAGCGTCTAAAAATATAGTTGTTATTATTTCCATATCTATTCAGCATCATATATACAACATTGCTTTGAACAGTACATATAATTCTCCTCTATTGGAGTATCACAGTGTCTGCAAGTGTTTGTTTCGTCGTACTCTGTTTGGTAATTGTCTAAATCGTGGTCTAATTGGCTCATAATGTGTTTGTTTTTATTATTATCTTACTACAAATATATAATATATTAGATTTACAAAAAAAACTTTTTAACACTTTTTTTTAATTTATTTTTCAGAACCCTTATTTATAAAGGGATTGTATAGCTTTTTTCTCCAGTTATTAACTGAACAAACATAAGAGCAATAACCGTTATTTTGTTCTGTTTCCCCTCCACAATCACAGTGTTCTATGTTGTTTATGTCCATCATAATCTGTCAATACCTTTAGCCAATATCTTATAAGTATCTTTATCAAACTCCTTAATTGCTTTGATAATCTCAATACTATTGTATTTCATTCTTTTTTTATCCTCAAAAGTGTAAGTTTTACCTA